GGTATATCCGTTCTTATATTCGAAGTCGAATCCGATAGTTCCGTTCTTGATACATAATTCACTAACGAATCGCCTATCTCCGCAATCAAATCGGATTGTAAAACAATCGTATCCCCTCCCAAAATTAAAACCGTATCAGCTCCATAACTGATAAATAAATCACGTGAATAAACCATTCCCGAATCGGTTGGGGAAGAAATCAAAACCGAACCTGTAACCGAATCCTTTGTGATTTGATTTAATTTGATTCGTGGCGATTGGGCAAAGGTTTGAATCGATGCCGTTATTAGTGCGAGTATGAATAGTGTGTGTTTCATATTATTTCTTTTAATTATTGCATTCTATTGTAATAGTATTGGTAACTGCTTTTGCACTACCAGAAGTTGCAGCAGGGCGATTCATTCTAATAAATCTTGACGTTCCAGTAATTGTATATGGATAAACGTAAACTCCGCTTGTAGTATTTCTTACTAAATGATGATAACCAACCGCACTACTTATTGTTTCTGAAATTAAATTACCATTATTAGTAAATGTTGAACCACTTATAGAACCAAGAAAAACACCACTTGCTCCAGTAAAGTTATTTGCATAAAAAGATTGTGCAGTTTCTATAATTTCACAACCTATGTATTCTGTCGGTATAGTCATTAATAAAACACTATCTGAATCTAAATCTCTAATAGTAGAACTTAAAACTACTGTTTTTAAAGATGGAAAGTCCCCTCTAATAGCCAATGCCGTATCAGCTAATTGCGATGTTGTAACATCTCCAGTTTGTGCTAACTCTATTTCTCCGCTTGATAAATTAAAAGTTAAAACTTGTCCATCTTTACCTGTTATATTTTCGTCAATATTAAAAACATAATTATTTGCCTTTAATTCCGTATTACTTGAATTACCTATTGCAATTTTATTGGATCCTGTAATTTCTACGTCATATCCAATGGCTATCGAATTAGAACTTGTATTATCTCCTTCGGTGTTATAACCGACAAAAGTATTATTAGAACCCGTTGTTACAAGAAAACCAGAATTATGCCCAATAAAAGTATTGTTAGAACCCGTTGATGCTAAATTTCCAGATTGATTGCCATAAAAAGTATTGTATGAACCAGATGTTATATTATAACCACTTTGCCAACCAAAAAAATTATTTCGTTCTCCACTCGTTAAATCAAGTCCAGCTTGATGCCCAACTGCCGTATTGAAATAAACACTATTATTTATATTGTTAAGAACTTCATACCCTATTCCCACGTTACCCCAACCATTACTTACATCTATAAAGTTACTGGCGAACTTACCATTTGCATCTCTTTTAACTATCGTATTACTTACCCTTGAATCGGTTGCTTCAATAGTCGTAGTTGTATTTGATGCCGAACCGATATACATTCTGTTTTCCAACAAAGGACTTAAAATATCTCCCCTAATAGCCGAAGCAGTATCCGCTAATTCTGTTCTCGATGCGTAATTTACCAAAGAATCTCCTATCTGAATTGGAATAGAATTTCTAATAGATAATGCCGTATCTCCCAATTCAACCTTTGTAGCATAATTAACCAAAGAATCTGCTATCTGAATAGGAATACTTAATCTTATATTATTTGCCGTATCCGCTAACTCCGTTCTCGATGCGTAATTGGTTAGGGAATCTGAAATCTCCGTTGTAATTGAACTCCTAACCAAAACCAATGTATCTCTTAATTTCGTAAGCGATGTATAATCATTCCAAAACCCTTCATCACCTAAATTAATTATACCACTTCCGTTTGTGGTTTCGCCCTTGATTACAGTTCCTAACCTTTGAATAATTACTCCTTCATCTGTTGGTTTTGTTGATGTATAGCCACCTGTTGCGCCCACATACACTTGCGAACCATCCGCTAATCCTGTTGTGTTTACTTGTTTTATATGACCTTTGATTAAGCCTAATCCAGTTTCACCAATTCCGATTTCTTCTCCGGCTATAATTACTACCGGCATTTTACTCGGATCGTCCGCTCTCGCCGGTGCAACATCCCAATAGTTTCCTTGAGTGTCAGAAGCATACAATGGAGTTCCCTTTTCAATTATTGACCCACTTCCATTATATATCGAATCCTCAATCGATAGCGATTCAATAAATATTTGCCCATTTACTTGGTTTACTTCAATACCTAACCCGGCATCAATCGTAGCTAACAGAATCGGAACAATGGTTGCATCCGTAATTACCGTATCCGAACCGATTAGTAACGTAGAATCCTGGAAACGGAAACGCAAAACGGAATTAAAATCTAAATTGGAATCAACCCCAGTTGTAACGAATTGACCCGAATCCTGACCTTGAACGAGTTGATACAATTCGAACCGCGGATAATCTTGTGCGAATCCGAATAGGGGAAGAAATAAAATAATTATAAATTGGAAACGACCCATACAATAGTAATTTTTTCTCCCGAACGCGGAAGGAAACTAAACGTAACCGTACCCGCAACCGGATCGTGTGATGAAATGAATTGATTAGATATGAATTGCCCGTTTCTGTATATCATAATGGAAGGTAAATCTTCTGGTAATTTACCCTCGTTTTCCGTTACCGTGAACGTAGCCGAAACACCATCCGCAGTAAATTCTTGTTGAAACATTGATACGGCATTAGAAGTAGGCGTAACAAATTCTTCTACGAACCATATTAAGGTAATATCATCGCCTTGGTCTGGAGCAAATGTCATTGTGATAGTGCCGTTTGTGGTGTTAATTCCGGATATGTAATCGTTATTGATGTGCTGACCGTTACGCATTAATAATATTGCATCCTTTGTCTTGGCAAGTTTACCACCATTTTTGGTTACAGTAAATGTCGTTTGTGTTCCATCCGCAATGAATTGTTCTTGGATTATTTTGTTTGACTCCGGTAAAGTCTTGAACCAAACCGCTGCAATCGAATCGGATGTGTCCGGAATAAAATTTAATGTGAATTGACCTTGACCCGGACTAAATGAAGAAATCTTTTCGTAGTCCAAGAAGATACCGTTAATGAATACGAATATTTTATATAATGAACTCGGAAGAACTCCTTCGTTTTTTGTAACGGTAAACGTAGCGGATCCAGTTGGAACAAAAACTTCTTGGAATACTGCTTGTTCGTTTTCGCTTCTATAAAACCATATAATTACAATTCTATCTCCGCTATCAGGAGTAAAGGTTAATTCTAATGTTCCGTTTATCCCATCTAATGAAGAGATATATGAATCGTTTAGAAATAAACCATTACGCGTAACCATTATATCCGAAGTCGTATCCGGAAGTGTTCCATTGTTTTCGCTTACTTGATAGGATTTGTTAACGCCATCGGCTTCGAATACTTCTTGGAATACAAAGCCTTCGGATAGATTTACGGATGTTTCTTGGTCAGCAACCGAAGTTTGTGTTGCGTTGATTGAAGTAGATTGAGAACGATACGCAGCTCTCTGGTCATAGCCTAATGTTAGTTTCTTTAATGTGCGTTCAGTAAATCCCATATTAACTAAAATCTGATATTTTCCACCAATCGCCAGTAAATTCATCGCGCATAAGGTTTATCGTTCCACCTTGGAATACATAGTAATTGGATTTGTACTTTATCGCCAAATGCGGAAACAAAAAGTTACCTTTTGCGTCATTCATTACAAATGTCATTCCAGAGAAATATTCAACCGGTTTTAATTGACCTTTGATTATTTCGTTGACGGTTAATTGTCCAATCGGTTTATCCGCGGCTGTTCCAACCACTTGCCAACTTGTTGTATTAACCCAATCCGAACCATCCCATATTTGCAAATTACCCGGACTATTTTGCGTTGGTCCTTGACCGATTAATGTTCCGGTTTTATAATTAGTCGATGCGAAATCGTCATTATCGGCTGCATATTGATAGACATCGTTTTGGTCTTGATAATAACCTAATGCGATAAATTCAACGTAAACATTCTCGATTTGCCATTCAATATCTAAATAGGTAATGCCAGGAGTTAAATCTATTTCTGTTCCATTTAAATTGTATGCTCTAAGTAATTCAAATCCCATCAGATAATCGAATACACTTGGAAGATTTAATATTTGAAAATTAACCGTTGCAAAGGTTTGAAGGGCATTGAACTCGACAAGAACCGCAAATTCAACCCTTGCATTTGAATCCGTTGTCCATTCCGGTTTAGAATATTCGAATCCATTATTGGTTATGTTAACCTTTCTTGAATAGTATTCAGTTGTTGCAATACTATCTGTTTTAAATTCGCATCCGAACACTAACCAATGTTTTTGAAAATTAGCCGGATTTGCACTTTGATCCGTACTCGTATAATTTACGGTTAAGTTTATATCTAATACTGGATTCGGTTGAGTAAAATCAATATCTTCTAATGATACAAATACTTGCGGAGAGTCATCGTGAGCGAATACTTCTCCAGGAGTAATATTTCTAGTTGCTAAATGTTCGTAGTCCAATAAGGCTTCTTTTAAAGCCGGATAATATTGGATGATTCCATCCCCTAATCTAAATATATCCGAATCCAAATCGGTGTGGTCGTAATCGTAATAGAATTGTTCATTACCGAATATGGATAACCTTAAACTTGTATCCGTAGCATAAGCGAACTGTGGTTGCCTATTAACCGGATTTAAGTATTCATTGACTTGGACAAAATAAATATACCTTGAACTAAACAAGAATCTGCCACCAAAACAAATCGCAATGTATCGTAGTACATCGTAAGCGGAACGGAATTGAACATTTTTCTTTGCATCATAATACCAAAAGGCTCTATGGTTTACTCTAGTACGATTAAATAATATGTATTGCCCAAAATCTTGAGCCATATCCTCTTCGTACCAATTCGTTAGAACCTTTGTTAAGATGTTACCAGCTCCGTAAACATCGGTAATGAATGGAATCTTGTTAATGCAATTTAAAACGTGTTCGGCAATGGTAGCGTAACCGGTGTAGTTTAAGCCGTTACTTTGTTTGTAATCGATTGACTTTAAATAATTAAATCCATCCTTTGCCTTTAAATTAAATAAGTATCCGATGCCTTCTGGAACATCTTCTATTTGAACTAAATCTGGCAATATATAACCTGCCCATCGAAATAGATTCGGACTATTGTCATCTTCGATTAATAAATAAAATCTATCTTCCGCAGCTCCAACTAAATCATCAATGAATGTCGTAAGCGTAGCCGAATCAATCATCATCGTAACCGTAGCGGTAGAAGATATAATTGGACAAAATCTATCATCGTCCTTTCCATCGAAATCATATTGAATACTTACGTTACTTGCATCAAAATCCGTAGCCGAACCACTAAAGGAAGAATCGTATATACCAATGGTATATTTCGCTCCCTTTTCCGAATAAAAATCGCCTTGTAATCTTACACCCATTTATCTATTTCTGTTTCGTTCGGCTCGTTCTATACTCAACAACAAATCGCTTCCTTGTATTCTCGTTTCGGCTATGAATCCGGATTGGTTCATTCCATTATCTAACATCGACCTTAACTTGTCCAATGGCGCAACCACTTCTGGATTCGATAAAGATGTTCCGGATCCTTCTCCAACTAAAGCCATAGTCGGTCCGGTTACTAATCCGCCTGATGCGAGTCCGGGAATACCTAATGAACCACCTAATATTTTTCTAAAGCTAAATGAACCACCAGCTGCACCTAAACCCGGAAATAATATGTTCATAATAGCGGACAATATAGCTGCCTGTGCTACCGCCTTTATTAATTGTATCACTAAATCCTTAACACCTTTCGCTAATGATTTAAATATACTTTGTCCAGATTCTAATGCGTTAAAAACACCATCTATAATTGGTGTAATTGAATTTTGAATAAATCCAAATGTATTATTTACTTGTTCTGTAAAACCTCCTGTTCGCTCTAATTCTGTATTGTATGTATTTAATTGTTCCGTTGCTGCTGATATTGATGCAACTCCTTCTGGTGTCGCAAATGTTGGAAGTAATGGTGTTGCGTAGGCTTGACTTGTATCGATTCCGCCACCGGCTCCTGATGGTGTTGTTGTTTGTGATGGAGTTGTAGCTGGAAGAATTGTTGGTTTTAATGTCAACGCATCATTTAATGAATCTTTAATGCTTTGAATTCCGCCCTTAATTCTATTGGTTGGATCAGTAAAATCAACTTCTCCTATTTGTTTTTGAAAATTATCTAAAGCCATTTGTAAATCTGCTAAAGCAGTTCCAGCACTTGTTGCATCCCCTCTCCAAACCGCAAAAAATAATTTAACCGCAGATGTACCAGCTTTTAATATATTGACTAAAGAAACAACACTATCAACTAATCCATTTATTACTTTTCTTGCAGTATCACTTTCATAATATAAATAAGTTATTGCTGCTATTGCTGCAATAATTATTCCTGGAATACCAATCATAAATGTTGCAAATGATTTTACAGCCTTAATTAAGTTATTCATTTGCCCAAACAATCCACCAATTACTATTGCAAATTTACCAATTACATAAGTTGCAGGTCCTATTGCAGAAACAATTAATGCAATATTTACCGCAGTTTGTTTTGCTTCTGGACTTAATTGTTTAAACCTTTTGACTAATGAGTCAATTAACATTGTTAATTGCTGAATCCTATCACCTAAATTAGTTGATTCAATTATCGCTTGACCTAAATCTGCAAACGCATTTTTGGCTGAATCTTTTAAATTACTTAACCTTCCTCCTAATGTTCTGGATTGCTCACCCATTCCATTAAAAAACTTGCCACCTTCAGAAGCCGTTTGTTGCAATATTCTATTTAGAACATCAAAGGTAACACCACCATCCGCTACAAATTTATTAAATGCCTTTCCTGTTAATCCGGTTTCGGCTTGCAACATTTCAAACACTGGAATACCTCTCGATGCAAGTTGCCTTAAATCTTGCGTAAATGCAACACCAACCGTTCTTGCTTGACCAAGAATTAAACTTATATCATTTATGTTACTTCCGGTTGCAGCTGCAATATCTCCAAGGTATTGCAATGATTCTAACGCTTCATTTGCACTAAATCCAAATGCCATTAATTGCGAACTCGCCTCAACTAAATCCCCAACTTCAAATGGAGTTTGAGCGGCAAAGGTTTTGATACGTTCAAATACGGCTGCACCTTCTTCGGCGGATCCGGTTAAAACTCTTAATCTTGCTTCAAGTTGTTCAAATTGGATTGCGGAACTTACCGCAGCACCACCAGCACCAAGAATAGGTAAGGTTAAGGTTTGAGTCATATTCGAACCAAGTCGCTGCATATCACGACCAAACCGCTCCATTTGCCTTTGTGCAGAACGAAGGTTTTTCTGAAAGTTTTCGACTCGTAAACCGAGTACAACATTTAAATCCCTTGCTGCCATATCTTATGCTTGTCCGTGATTTTTACGCATAATTGCGTCCATTCGTTTTCTCCATTCGATTTGTTCTTTGGTCAATTCTCTTGTTTTTGGCTTTTCTTGTTTTTCCCAATCAAACTGAATTAAATCAGTCATTTTAATTGTTTTCCCTTTGCCCGAATACGGTTGTAAACTAATTGTAGCCAACCATCTTGTTTGTTCCCATTTGTTGCGGAACTCTAATTGTTTCATTTGGTTAAAGCCTTTGATTGCGTCCATCACCACCACAAAATCAGAATCTAAAAAATCTTGATTGCTCATTCCCATCTGCCCAATCGCAATTTTCCTAATTTGATTCCAAGTCATTATTTCGTGTGAGTCAGATGCGCTTTCGTTCGACTCGTTTTTGTTTTTTTTTCTGCCGATGGCATACTATTGCCAAACAAAGACATTATTCTATTAATAGCTTCCATATCTTCATCAAGTTGATCGCACATATCCTCAAAGGTCCATTTAAACTCAACCTTTTCTTTTCTGTGCCCATCCCTTAACGCTTCAAATATTAACATCAATGTATTCTTATAATTGAGCGTTTCCGTTCCGAGCGTTAAAATAGAAATGCCTGTTTCCTCTTCGAAGCGAATCAATGTCGCATTCCCGAACGAAACAGGCACTTCCTTGTTGTTTATTTTAGTAAATCTAACCATTTGTAATCCGTGTTTGTGGTGTGTTCATTTAATTATGCGTTTGTTCCGCGATAAACCGCTCCCGAAATCGTGAATGTTGCGGATACGGATGTGTTATCTTCAACCGGAGTATTTACTTCCCAAGATGTGCAATACGCACTAAATGAATAGTAGTTGTATCCGGATGTGTTTTCGGTCAAGGTCAAAGCCAAAACTGTTCCATTATCCAAGGCATCAAATAAAACATCTGGCTGAACGTTTGTTGATGTTTCGGAATACAATGCCTCTACGGTTAAAGTTGCTGATTTTTGACCCGGTTTGTTAGAAACCCATCCAGAACTTGGAGAATCCTTTGTAAGAATGTTTCGCATTTCTCTTGTAACGGATAATGTAGCTGATGTTGCTTCGCCAATAGCGGTTGTGCCATCCTTATAGATGCGAAGGTCTGTTCCATTAATTATGTCATTAACTGCCATTTTTCTATGTTTTTTATTTTAAAATAATTTGCGCTTTTTTTTCTTTGGTAATGCTATATTTTCTTTTAATTCTATTATTTCCTTTTCTTTTTGAATAATCTTTTCAACGCCAAATGGCAAAACTTCTTCGCATATTCCATCTGCAATTAATTCCAATGCCTTCTTCTTCATTATATGCGACCTTAATCCTTTTGTGATCACTTTATTTGTTGCCGGATTCAACCAATCCTTTAAAAATAAAACTTCCATTACCTTTCGCGTTTTAATCTGATGCTAAAATCTAATGATTTCCAAAATATTTCTAATTCTGCATTGTAATCTCCATCTCCTTCGCCTACAAATCTAATCCTTTGAATTTGTTGCCCTTCAACCGTTCCTGTATAATAATCTAATGCGCTTCTAACTGCATTAGCAAGTGATGTATTCTCGTCGTATTGCGTTGAATAGCAATCTATTTGAAAGCTAATTACATCCAATGGACTAACGCCATCTTTCGTTAAAGAGGGCTCTGTATTCGTGATTGTATAAACCACAAAGGGAAATGTAGTATTTTGTGGAGCAGTAATTGGATAAATCCTATAATGTGCGAGATTATATACGCCACTATTATTAGAAAGCAGATTATAAATAACTTTACCCAATTCATTGTTTGTCGCCATTATTTTATTTTCCCTTTTGCAATTTTTTGCAATCGTTTTTCAACTCCACGTTGAACCAATGCAAATACTATTCCTTGTGTTTGTCTTAACGCTGCACCAGTTACCTTATCTCCAAATGCTCTTGCGCTTCCGTATATCATATGAGCATACCATCCATTGTTTT